TCATGTGGCTATGGTAAGAAACTCAGGAACAACTAAATTATATGTTGATGGAACTGAATATTTATCAGCAAGTGACAGCACTAATTATACGGATACTTATTTTCTTATTGGCGGTTGGTATTCAACAAGTTACTTAATGGATGGATATATAGACGAGTTTCGTATCAGTCTCAAAGCAAGGTATACGAGCAACTTCACCGCACCAACTAAAGAATTCCCAAATAGGTAACAAGATGCAGATAGCGATAATTAAAGACAATAAAGTAGAAACCATAGGAGAACACAGAGAGCTATTTAAGAATGTTGCGTTTCCAAAGTCTGGCCCACCTGCTGATTGGATGACAGAAAATTCTGTAATGCCTGTGACGATGAGCCGTTCTTACGATAGGATGACCCAGAAAAGCACTAGCGTAGATCCTTATATTGAGGACAATGTTGTATATCTGCATAAGATAGAATCCCTGACAGACAGCGAGAAGGCAGCCGTGCAGAAAGAGGTGACTGACCAGACAGCGGCTAGAAACAGAGAAGAAAGAAACAGAAGATTAGCGGAGACAGATTGGATGGCTTGTAGTGATGTTACTATGAGCAACGATTGGAAGACATACAGGCAAGCGTTGAGAGACATTACGACACATAGTAATTGGCCTAATTTAAAAGTGCCTGATATAAACGGATCGGGCGATAACGATTGGCCTGTTAAACCATCATAGGAATTAGACATGGCAAGTTATGACAACGATTTAGTTTTAAAAGAAATTACCACAGGTGACGAAAGCGGAACTTGGGGAACCAGTACGAACACTAATCTTAGTTTGATTGGAGAAGCTTTGAGCTTTGCAACATTAGCTTGTTTTCCTCTTGATGCAGATGACGCATCTACGGCAACAGTAGGACAAGCAACTAGTTCTGCTGCAAGAGCCATGTATTTTAAAGTAACCAGCACCGCAACTTTATCTGCTACAAGAACTTTGACGATAGCACCACAAACAATATCCAGAGTCATGTTCATAGAGAACGCTACCACCGGATCTCAATCTATAAACATATCTCAAGGTAGTGGCGCTAACGTCACCATTGCATCAGGTACTGCTAAAGTGGTTTATCTTGATGGTGCAGGCAGTGGAGCGGCTGTCGTTGATGCGCTTACTTTGGTTGATACTTTCGTAAAGCCAAGCACCAATGTTTCTTTTACTAGAATCAACGTAACCGCTGAAGGTGAAATCAGATTAGAAGATAGCAGTGGAGGAGAGTACGTTTCTCTCAAAGCTCCCTCTACGGTAGCAAGCAATGTTAGTTTTACTTTGCCAGCCGCTGATGGAAGCAGTGGCCAAGTAATGAAAACAGACGGAAGTGGTAATCTTGGGTTTGTTAGCATTAATACACCAGGAGCCGCAGCTAGTTTTACTCAAGTAGATATTACGGCAGAAGGTGACCTTAGATTGCAGGATGCCAGCGGTGGGCAGTATGTTGCTTTAGAAGCGCCTGCTACCATTTCGTCTAGCTATACATTAGAAATGCCAGCGGCTGATGGATCTAACGGTCAAGCTTTAATTACCAATGGATCGGGTGTTTTGTCTTTTAGCTCTGCTGCTGGAGCTTACGATGGATTTTCTGTCATAACATCAAATACATCTTTGGCAGCAAGAGGACAGTATGTCTCTAACAGTAGTAGCACATTAACTCACACTCTACCTTCAGGATCTGCTGGTGATACAATTATTATATCTAATGCTGGTTCAGCTACAGTGACTGTAGGTAGAAACAGTCAAAATATAGACTCTACAGCAGAGGACGGAACGCTTGGCGCAGGATCTTCGGTGCAGTTAGTCTATGTAGATTCAACCATTGGATGGCACTCATTATAGGAAACAATTATGCCTGTTTTAGGAACGCAAGTTATAAAATCAATACAACGTGGAGCAACTTCAATAAGCAGTAGTGGCGTTGGAGCAGTAACGAGTGCCACGGCTACTATAAACGCTGTAGATTTAGATAAAAGTTTTGTATCTATTAGCAGCAATAATGGATATGGGGTAGGTAACATTTCTAGCTCATCATCCGATGGAAATGCAGCTAGTAGCACATGTGGTGGAGGTTATTTGTCTTCTACAACTCAAATAACTTTAGGGCAAGGAGGATGGAGGAGATACAATACCGCCTACGCTCACTCTGGACTTACTGTTTATTGGGAGGTAATAGAATATGTCTAAAGTATATGCACATTTAAACAGCGACAATATATGTGAAGCAATTACTGAATATCAAACGCCATTAAACAGCCCTCCTTCTCATTATAAAGAGTTAGAGTCTAACGATGAATCTTTGCTTGGCAAAAAGTGGAACGGCTCATCTTGGGAAGAAGTTAGCGAGTGAACGATTTAGAAGCTCATGAAAGAGAGTGTGCGGTGCGATACAAAAATATCGAGGAACGCCTTGACCGTGGGACAGAGCGCATGAACCGTATAGAGATGAGTGTCTATGCGTTGTATCCTTTTCTGGTTGGACTTTTCATAGCCAGCAAATTCTTGGGGTAGCCCCTCATGTTCGCTGAACTCGCAGCGATTACCAGTGCTTTATCTGCAATAAACAGCACCATCGCAACCTTTAAGGAAGGCAAAGCTAATGCTCAAGATGCTGCTGCGCTCTTAGGCAAGTTTGGATCTACTGCTCAAAAGCTCGATGATTGGGAAAGAAAGAAAAAACTCAAACGTCCTCTGACCCCCAAAGAAGCGATGGATCTCTCAATAAAACGTAGAGAAATCAAAGCTGTAGAAAATAAAATTAAAGACCATCTAATGATGATGGGAATGTCAGATGTTTGGAGAGATGCAGAGCGTATACGAAAGCAGTCAGAACGAGATCACCAGCAGTATTTAAAAGATATTCACAAGAAACGCAAAGAACGACAACAAAGAATGAAGGATCGCTTTACTGTTCTTTTTATTGTTTGTTCTATAGCCTTTGTAGGTTGGGCAGGTTGGTACGTTTATGAAGCCATACAAGATGCAAGACTAGATTCCGCAAAGCAAAGATTAGAGCAAGCTAAAGAACGTCAACGCAACATGAGAAAATGTGGTAGATATAAATGCTGATGGCGTTTTTACTAGTGGTGGTGGTAGAAGGTGAGACTGTGTCTGACAACCGAATGGTGTTTAAAAGCGTTTATCGATGCCAAGAATTTGCCAGTGCAATAGAACAAGGTAAGTGGAGCCCGAATGATCGACCTTATTACAGACAACAAAATGTGACCAGTTATTGCATCCCAAGGATGGTAAATAAAAATACGCCTTTATTTGAGTGAGAATATGTGATGAAATTTTACCTGACGCAGGCCTTATTCAGCCTACCCTACCTCGCGGTCAGGTGCGTCAAAGACCGCATAAATGAATAACAAGGAGATGATATGAGCGCAATACTGAGTTCCCTCGTTGGCCCTGTTACCGGGTTGCTTGATAAGTTTATCGAAGATAAAGACCAAAAGAATGCTCTAGCTCACGAGATTGCGACCATGTCAGAACGGCATGCACAGGAGCTTGCAAAGGGTCAGTTAGAAGTCAACAAAGTAGAAGCTGCAAGTAAGAGTATGTTCGTTGCTGGCTGGAGGCCAGCGGTCGGCTGGACATGCTGTATTGCTTTGCTCTCAAATTACATACTCATTCCTATGGCTAACTTTGGGTTGCTGTTGGCTGAGATGGGAGTTGAGGTTCCCAGTCTTGATATGTCAGCTATGATGCCTGTATTGCTGGGTATGCTTGGACTTGGCGCTATGAGAACTGTAGAAAAAACGCAAAAAGTAAGTAGAGAAAAGTGATGAAAAAAGCAAAAAGCAAAATTAAAAAAGTAATTAAAGGTTTAAATAAAGCGTCTAAGTTACATAAAGCGCAGGCTAAATCATTAAAGTCAGTAATTAAACCTAAAAGAAACACAAAGAAAAGATGAATAAAGAGCTAGAGCCTGGATCGGAGTACAATAAATACGATGCTGATGGCGATGGTGTGGTGACAGATGCGGAGCTTGCTACCACGGAGAGATTACAGGCGCTTGAGATTGCTAATGAAAAAGCTGACGCACAAAAGAACATGTGTTGGTTTGCTTTGTTTGGCATGTTGTTATACCCAAGCGGTATTGTGATCACATCCTTTTTGAAACTAGACCAAGCAGCCTCTATACTAGGGGACATAGCGTCAGTGTATTTTATATCTGTATCAGGCTTGATAGCGGCTTTCTTTGGCTTCCAAAGTTGGAATGGTAAGAAATAATGGAGATAGCAATAGTTTTTATAATCGGTTATTTGATTGGTAAATATGCATGACAGTAGACGTTAAGCAGTTGTATCAAGAAATAGCTAGTGATGAAGGCAAGGTGCTTCATCCTTACCTTTGTACTGAAGGTCACGCCACTATAGGGATCGGCCACAAGATTTTACACACTGACCCAGAAGCCAGTCTCCCAGTCAGAAGTGCTTATGATGGCGCACCAGAAGAAGATTGCATCACAGAGCATCGATGCTATGAGTTGTTTCAAGAAGATGTGCAACTTGCCATTGATGGCTGTCGTAGGATATATAACAATTGGGAGGAGCTACCTCAAGAAGCCCAGCATGTGCTTGTGAACATGTGCTTTCAAATGGGTCCGACCGGACTCAGTAAATTCAAACACATGAACGAAGCAGTAGAAGATCAGGCTTGGGGTCAAGTCGCACTTGAAATGGACGATAGCAGGTGGAGTAAACAAACCCCAGAACGAAGCAAGCGTTTAAGAACACGAATGCTTGAGCTAGCGGACGCATAATATGCCATTACAACCTTTTCAATTTAGACCGGGCATCAACAAAGAAAGCACCAGTTATACCGCTGAAGGTGGTTGGTTTGACGGCAACCTAGTTAGATTTAGAAAAGGGTATGCTGAAAAGATAGGCGGTTGGCAAAAATTTGTCTTGGCTTCTTACGAAGGAACTGGCCGAAAACTACACAACTGGGTGAATCTAGCAGGGTCAAAGCTTTTAGGGCTTGGCACTCGATTCAAGCTATACATTCAAGAGGGCGCAAGTTACAACGATGTGACCCCTATACGTCTGACAACTGCGGCAGGTGATGTCACTTTCTCAGCAACCAACGGATCATCAACCATTACGGTAAATGAAACTGGTCACGGTGCATTTGACAATGACTTTGTAACCTTTTCAGGTGCAGCGAGTTTAGGCGGTCTGATCGTTGCCAGTGTGCTTAATCAAGAATACCAAATATTGTCAGTAGTAAACTCTAATAGTTACACCATCACAGCCAAAGATACCTCTGGTAGCACGGTGACCGCTAACTCAAGCGACAGCGGTAATGGTGGTGGGTCCACGGTAGGCACATATCAGATCAACACTGGACTAGATGTCTTTGTTGCAGGCACAGGCTGGGGTATCGACTCATGGGGGTCTGGAGCATGGGGATCAACTTCCGCTATATCTGAAGGCAACCAATTAAGATTGTGGTCAATGGATAACTTTGGTGAAGATCTTATAGCCAATCCAAGAGCAGGAAGCATTTATTACTGGGACAATACGAATGGCCTGAACACTAGAGCCGTTGAGTTAAGCTCATTGACTGGCGCTAATCTTACTCCCACCAGAGGGCTACAAGTTATTGTGTCTGACATTGATAGACATGTTTTAGTTCTGGGCGCAGATCCTATTAATTCTACCTTTACCGCAAGAACAGGGGCGGTTGATCCGCTTTTGATTGCATTCTCTGATCAAGAAAACCCAGCAGACTGGGAGCCCAGATCAGACAACACCGCAGGTGACCTCAGATGTTCTGCAGGTTCTGAGATCATTGGTGGGTTACGAGCTCGACAAGAAACACTGGTATGGACTGATGTAGCTCTGTATAGCTTACAGTTTATAGGACCGCCTTTGACATTTGGTCTTAACCTGATTAATGAAGGTGTAAGCTTGATGGGGCCCAACTGTCCGGTGAATACACCTGCTGGAATCTTTTGGATGGATAAGAAAGGTTTCTATAAATATACAGGTGCGGTTCAAAACGTCAGATGTACCGTGCAGTCCTATGTGTACGATGATATGAACCAATCACAAGGATTTCAATTCTTTGGCTTTGTAAACAAACAGTTCAACGAAGTGGGTTGGTTCTATTGTTCAGCTTCTACTGCAGTCATTGACCGATACGTTACTTACAACTATGAAGAGGATAGCTGGGCGATTGGACAACTGTCTAGAACCACATGGATAGACGAAGGTATCTCTGACAACCCCATAGCCGCAGGCAAAGACTCATCGACTCCATTCTTGTATAGCCATGAGGTGGGCAATGACGATGACGGATCGCCCATGGAGTCTGTCTTCATTGAGTCAGGTGACTTTGATATAGGCGATGGAGAGCAGTTTCAGTTTGTCAGACGCATGATTCCAGATGTTAACTTCAATGGCACAGGTGGCAGTGGACAGTCCATCAATGCGGTGCTTAAAGTAAGAAACTTTCCAGGTGATACCCTAGCCACAGAACAGACAACAGCCTTTACTGGTAGCACCACCAAAATAGACATGAGGGCTAGAGGCAGGCAGGCTGCTATTAGATTTGAATCTGAAAACTCAGGCGTAGGATTTAGGCTTGGTAAGACTAGGCTAGATCTACAACCAAACGGTAGAAGATAATGGCTAAAATATTACAGACCAGACTGCCTTTATCGCTTGATGGAAACGTCACAGCCGATACATACAACCGTGCGGTCAGGGTGCTGGAGCTTAATTTAAACGCTGTTGACGTAGACCAAACGCCTCAATTCAATCAAACTACCATTGATAAATCTAAATTCAGGGACGGTGACGTTATTTGGAACCAAACTGCAGGTAGATTACAGGTATTTGATGGAGACACATTTAAAGATATATCATATGATTCTCGTACATTACTGGCCACGGCTAGTGTTGGCACAGTTCAAGTGGTAACTAACGGTTCTATTGCAGTGGAGGTAGGGTAGTGACTAAATTATGTCCTCGTGGAAAAGCGGCAGCCAAACGTAAGTTCGATGTATATCCGTCAGCTTATGCAAACGCTTATGCTAGTAAGATATGTGCAGGCAAGATAAAAGATCCGTCCGGTAAAAAAAGAAAAGACTTTAAAGGTCCAAAGCCAGCAGGTGCAAAAGCAGGTGGCTTTGCTGATAAGCGAAGAGTCTTATCTGTCATGCCAAGAGGCTTTGACAAAATGATGAAAAAGAAAAGACCTCGTACTAGGATGTCTTAATGAGTTTAAAAGAATGGTTTGGTAAAGGCCCGAAAGGAGACTGGGTAGATATAGGCGCACCGAAGAAAGACGGTAAGTTTCAAAAATGTGGTCGTAAATCTACCAAGGGTTCCAAAAGAAAGTATCCAAAGTGTGTGCCTCGATCTAAAGCAAATCAAATGACGGCAGGAGAAAGGCGAAGCGCAGTTAAAAGAAAGAGGGCAAAAGCGCAGGGCGTGGGCGGCAAGCCAACTAACGTGGCTACATTTAAAAAACGTGGTGGTAAGCGTGTTGTTAAGAAAGCTGATGGTGGCATAGTTAAAAAATTCAACAGAGGGTGTGGTGCAATCATGCCAGATCGAAGAAAAGCCACGAGATATAGCTAATGTTCAAAGCGTATGCAGAAGAATTTAGTAAAGGCGGTAGTGTAAAACGTGGTGGCAGGCGCATAAGAAAGCCTGATAATATGCCAAAACGTAATAAGAAGAACTTCCGACCCACAAAATCAGGGGCTGGAATGACAGAAGCAGGTGTAAAAGCCTATCGCAGAAAGAATCCAGGTAGTAAACTACAGACAGCGGTAACAGAAAAGAAACCAACTGGCAAGAGGGCGGCAAGAAGAAAGTCCTTTTGCGCTAGATCGGCAGGGCAGATGAAGAAGTTTCCAAAGGCAGCAAAGAATCCAAACTCTAGACTACGACAAGCTCGTAGAAGGTGGAGGTGTTAAATGTTAGGTGGAATTGGGTCAATTGATCCAAGACTTTTAGCTCAACAAACTGGAATAGCAGGTATGCCTACTGGAATGGGAGGTCCGATAGGTAGGTCTGGTTTAAATGCTGGACAAGGTCAAAGTTTAGAGGCCTCGGCAAGAAGAGCATCAAGCAGTGTTTTTAATGATCCAACTTTATTTATGAGATTTGCTCCCAGCGCCCTTCAAATGGAAGATCCCAGATTTTTTGGTTCAAAATCTTTCATGCCCTCTGGAGAAATACCAGATTACAACATGGGCATCATGGGATTGCCCGGTCAGATGTATGCAAACTATTATCCTGCTGGTCCGGTAGGACAAATGAATCCTCTTAACAAACAAGTCATGGGTATGCCCGGAGGCGCTCAAATGCCACCTCCACCTGGCTCTGAGCCTCCTGCAACCACACCTCCACCAAGTCAAGATACTGGCATGACTGGTGAGGTTTGGGATAAAAAATATGAAGACGTAGTTCCAAAGCCAAAAAGAGCAGATTTTGCAGAGGGTCCTTTCCAAGGTAAAAAAGGTAGTGAGGCATTTCAAAGAGCTTTAGATGCATGGAACAAAAATCAAAAGATTTGGGATTCATTTGAGACTGGTGCAGAAAGGAAAGAATATTACTTAGGCGGTCTTAAAAACATTAGCACACCCTTTGGAAATATTAGTATACCAGGAATGTCTGACGGTGGATCTACAAACTTCCCTAGGAAGAACGGACAGATAGCTGGTCCTGGCACAGAGACATCAGATGACATACCAGCCATGTTGAGTGATGGCGAGTTTGTCGTAAACGCAAAAGCAGTTAGAGGTATAGGTTCTTTGATGGGTTCAGGAAAACCAAAGAGCAAGGCAGAACAACGAAGAGAGGGAGCCAGAGCCATGTATGCGCTTCAAAATGCAGGTGAAAAAGCTTCTGGTTTAGCCTAATTAATAGGAATTAAATATGCTTGATATTATAACAGCAGCCATAGCAGCAAAGAACGCCTTCGGTGGAGGTGGTGGAGGCAAGGGCGAAGATAAAGGCCCAGAAAAAACAGAACCATTTATTCTACCAACGGCTGAAACCTCATCTTTTGATCCTGCTGTAGAGTTAGCCGCTAGAGGTTTATTAGGAACTTACTTCGGCAGCCCTACTCAGCCAGGAATGATTAGCAGACCGATACCTATACCCATTCGTCAAATTGCTGGTTTGTCTCCTCTTGAGATAGAGGCAAGAAATTTAGCAGGTGGGCTAGGTGGATTTGCACCACAGATGAATCTCGCTCAACAATATTACATGCAAAGCGGCATGGGATATAACCCCATGATGGCTCAGTCGTTCATGAATCCTTACATGAGCAGTGTTTATCAGCCACAGATGCAAGAAATACAGAGACTAGGCGATCAACAAAAAAGAGAGGCTAGAGCTCAACAAGCAAGATCAGGCGCATTTGGAGGCTCTAGAGGAGCCGTTCAAGAAGCAGAGATAGGAAGGAACGTATTAGATAAACAAGCTCAGTATGGATCAGATTTAGCCTATAAAGGATATACTGATTCGCTAGGCAGATCCATGCAAGGCTTTGAAGATATGCAAAGAAGAAGGGCTGGCGCTGCAGCAGGTATATCAGGCCTAGGACAACAAGGGTTTGACATGTTGTCTAGCCAAATAGGATTACTAGGTGGTTTAGGACAAACAGGTAGAGGCATACAGGACAGAGGATTTGGGTCTCAATATGACGCTGCGCTTGAAATGGCTAACGAACCTTATCTTAGATTTCAAAGAGGAATAGCTTCTCTTGGTGCTTTAGCTCCTTTCTTGCCAAGTTACTCTTCTGGATTTGGCACTCAAACCCAGCAATCTACAGCCTACACTCAGCCCAGTGGATTTGACAGATTTCTTGGCGGACTTGGTAGCATAGGTCAATTTATAGGAAGCTTACCCGGCAGAAGTGAATAAAAATGTCTAGATTAACAAAATATAAAAAAGTTTACGAGAAACCCACTTACGAAAAAACAGAACCATCTGGTGGTGGTGGGATAGGCGGTTCTTTGTCAGGCGTTTTTACTCCTTTAGAATTAATGCAACAGCCTGGAGGTATGGGCGGTAGCAGGTTAGGTGACTTTGGAAGAAGATTATCTAAAAAAGGGGTGACGATAGGAGGAAGAAGGTTTGGAATAATGGATCTTCTTAGTTTGAATCCGACTATAGGAGGATTATTGGCCGCTCAAAAGTACGGAAAAAAACTAGCTGATATAGCCAACATCCCACAAATGAATGAAGGAGGGTCAGTTTACAGTAGACCGATGTTTCAAACCCCTCAACAAAGAGCAGGCGGAGGCATTATGGCTGGAATTGCACCGATTGATGGAACTATGGGTGTAATGAAACTGGAAGAAGGCGGTGACCCTGGATTACTCGATCAGTTAAGTTCTTATTATGACGAAAACATTTCTGGTATTCCCACTGGATTAAGAGAAATGATCTCTAATCTTAGTGACAAAGAATTTAGAGATGAATTTTTAGAAGAAGAATTTGGAGATACAAGTCTGATTGGAGAAGGAGGATTGCTTTTTGATCCAAACAGTCGTTTAGACCAAGCAAGTTTGGCTTTGGTAGGGATACCTCCGTTAGCAGCAATGGCAAAATTAGCTAGTATGGGAGTCAAAGGAGCTAAATTATTTTCTCAATTAAGAAAAATTAATAAAGCTAATAAACAGCTAGAAGAAATTAATCCTTTGCAAGGGGTGTATGATCCTCAAGATGCTTTGAAAGAAGGATTAAAATCTTCTGCTACATTACAAGGAATATCAGCGTTGCCAGATGCACCTGAGTTAGCTATGAAAACCAAAGATTTATTTTCAGACATCAATCAGTTTGGAAAAGAGTTACAATCTGAAAAAGAAAATGATGAGGTTAATTCTGGTGGTATAGCTATGTTGTCAAACGGTGGCGCAGCTAGTCCTAGAATGAGAAGAGCTCAAGAGGCTCGTGAAGAAATACCTCAAGAAGATGATCAAGAAGAACCAGAGTATAGAGTAGATAGAAGAGGAAGAAGAACTGTTATTAAAAAGCCTCCTCCAATTCCAAATCCACCCCCAGAGCAAGACGCATCAACAGGTGACCCAGGCGCATCAGAAGAAATAGTTGAAACCGAAGAACCAAGTTTAATAAGAGGATTCTTTGATCAAATCTCAAACATGGACCCAGCCACATCTGCTGGCCTTATAGCCCTGTCAAATGTAAGACCTAGAGGACAAAGTGCATTTAGTGCTTTTTTAGAAGGTAAACTTAATTACGAACAAAAAGTTGCAGAAATTGAAAAAGACAAAGCGGCAACTATACCGGGTCAAGTAGAGGCGTACAAAGAAATATTCCCAGATATAACTGATGAGGAGTTGCAGGAATTAATTTTAAGTGGAGGAAAATCTCAAGAACAACAGATTAGAGAGCTTGCCATAGAAATTTATACAAAATTAATTGGAGATCCAATAACTTTAGCGGAAGCTAAAGAACAAGGTTTTGAAGGAAAAGAACAAGAATATATGCTTCAAAAAGCTATAAGAGATGCAACAAGAATAATAACTGGAAATGTTGAGGGTCTTGGCTCTGATGTTCTCCAAACAACTCAAGAAGATGTTGAAAGATTAGGTAGTTAATGATGCAAGTAAGAGTTCCTGATGGAAGAATTATTAGCGTACCTACCGAAGATATAGAGACAGCAAAAAAAGTTGCAATAAGATTTGCTCAAGAAAATCCAAGAATTCAAAGAGGCGCTCAACTTGGAGAGGAAGATGTCTCTGTTATGGGAGATCTTATTAGAGCTCCAGTAGCAGGATTAGTTCAAGCTGCTGCAGGAGTCGCTTCTTTACCTGCAGAGCTTATTGATCTAGCGACTCTTGATGAGGGAGAAGAAAGCACCGCGCAAGCAGTCACTGATTTCTTTGATAAATTTACCCCTGATACTCACACTGGAGCAGGCGAAGCCGTAAAGTTTATGACGCAGTTCATTGTCCCTGGCGGATTTGCTGCTAAAGCTGCAGGCAAAGCTGGGCAAGGATTAAGCAAAGCAAAAAAACTTGGAGTTCAAACTGGTGCATTTGCTGGTGCAGACTTTGCTGTGGCCACGCCTGACGTAGAAACCATAGGAGATTTTTTTGATTCTGGTCCAACCAAAAGAACTGATTTAAAAAACTTAGAAGGGATTGACTTAGCTCAAGCTAGAATAGCAAACAGATTTAAAGTAGCTACTGAGGGCGCATTGCTTTCATTAGGAATCACTGGTGCTTTTGCTACTCCAAAACTTATTAGGGCTGGTATAGATAAAGCTGCAGAGTCAGATCTATTAAAAAACTCTGCTCAAAAAATAGTAGACGCTAACAAACCTTTTGCAAAAGTAGGAATAGAACCTGAAGAAGCAGCAGAAGGATTTGGTAAATTTTTTCAACAGGCAAAGAAAAAAGCAGAACGACTTTTTACTTTTAAAGGAGATTTGCCAGATAGATTTGTTGCAGATTTAAAAGCTTCTAGAGTAGCTCAAATAGCAGCACATGATCAGATAGCGAGGAATGGCGTAGAACAAATAACAAACGGAATTAAAGTTCTCACTAAAGCTGGTTTGCAAAATGAAACTGATGAAAGAGTTGCTTTAAATGCATTACAAGATTTTATTTTTGCAGAAAGACAAGGTGGTGTGAGTAGAGAAGTCGTTAAATCAAACGCAGAAAAAGTATTAACTGAGCTTGATGAAAAAATAGTAGATCAGGTAAACAAAGAACCAGAATTAAAGAAAATATTTAAAGGTATTAAAGGTGAAGGAAGTCTACTGCAAGGAGCAAACAAAATAAGGGATGAGATAGACAATCTCTCACAAAGAATAATAGACAGCGATGATTTTATAGACGATACATTAAAAACAACTATAGAGACAAACCGTGGATTTTATGGCACAAGAATATATCGATCTTTTAATGATGTAGATTTTGATCCATTTAAGGGTGTTACCGGAAAAGTGGACCAAGCCAGAAAAGAGGCTTATGACAACGCCATAGAAGAATTAAAAAAGACTCAACCGAAAAATAAACCTGCTATTACAGACAAAGACGCTGACGATATTCTCGCTGAGTTAGCAAGTAAAAAACAATTTTATAATGCTAACAATAATCCTAGAAACATCACTGAGGCCGTAACTTTAGATGGAGTGGCTCAAGGTATTTTAAAAGGAAGGTCATTAGATAGTTTGCCTGCTGTTAGAGATTTCCTTGGTGAGTATAGCGGTGGGTCTAAAGTTATGTCTGGACCAAGTGGCAAAGTGAGAGACAGAACTGTTGCCGAACAAAGAGAAGGCATAGAAAGAAGAGCAGTTGAAACAATAGATAGAATGAGTAAAGCGATACACAAAAAAGAATACTTTGATAATGTGGTAAGACACAACAATACTTTAGGGCCTGACAACAAATTTTTATTTGACGAAAGACCAATAATGGGTAGTCCTGAAGACTTTATTCAAATAGAAAATAACCCAAGAAAGTTTGGAGCTTTAGCTGGCAAGTTTGTAAAAGCAGAAAACTATAGAGCTTTTGCTGATATCCCTGGATTTTTAGACAACTTAAATAATAATAGTTTATACGCTACTTTTTTAGGATTGAAAGGTATGTCTCAAATAGCAAAGACTATTTATTCTCCAATCACTCAAATAAGAAATGCCACTACCGCGAGTTTTTTTGCATTAGCAAATGGAAATATAGGTAACGGCAGAGATCTTATTAACTCTACAAAAATAATTTTAAGCGAGATCAATCAAAGAATTATGGGTAAAGGCCCAATAGTTACAACAGGTTCTGAACAAACACTAGCTAAGAAGTCAGAAATAGATGCGTACTATAAAAAGTTAATTGATCTTGGTGTGGTCAATAGCAATGCAAAAGTCGGAGAGTTTGAAGATCTTTTAAAAGATAGTGTTAGTGGGCAAAGCGGTAATTTTTTATCAAAAATACCAATTGGTTCTAAAACGGATCTATTACAAGTTGCAAGGAATACTCAAAACAGATTTGCAGGAAAACTTTATCAAGGGTCTGATGACGTTTGGAAAACTTACAGTTGGGAGATGGAGTTAGGAAAATTAAAAAATGTATTTAAAAAAGACCCTAACGCAACCATATCGTTAAGAGATGCCAAAAGCAGAATAGAGTTAAGTGAGCAAGGAATAAATCCAGATGCAGTAAGAATATCTCAACTTGATAAAAATATAGCAGATAATTTATTGGAAAGAGAAGCCGCTCAAATAGTTAAAGACACCGTGCCTAATTATGCCAGAGTGCCTGAGTTTATAACTAAATTAAGACGTATGCCATTTGGTAACTTTATTGCTTTCCCTGCAGAAATACTTAGAACTAATGCAAACATACTTCATCAGGCAGTGAGAGAAATAGCTAATGAGTCTCCTGAAATAAGATCAATTGGAATGCGAAGACTAATGGGATCAATGGCTGTCAACGGAGGCATAGGTGCCACTTTAACCACAGCAGGACAGTTGCTTACTGGAACGGACAGAGATCAAATCAACGCTTGGAAAAGATCGGTCGCTGCAGATTGGGATAGAAATTCTGTTTTAATTCCAATTGCTTCAGACAAAGATGGAAAGATTACAGAGATGTATAATTTTTCTTATACCAACCCTTACGACTATGCGCTTCGTCCTGCTGTTGCTTTATACAACGCCATAGGCAATGGAATAACTGAAGAAAAAGAATTGATGTCAATTCTTGGGAATGCTACATCTGATTCATTTTTAGAGTTTGTTTCTCCCTTCATGGATGAATCTATTATCACTGAAAAGATAATTGACATAGCTAGAAATCAAACTAGGTTTGGAAGACAAATATATTTAGAAGCTGATACTTTTGGCGATCAGCAAATGAAAAAACTGCTTCATCTTTTCGATGGGCTACTGCCAGGAATCTCTCCTGTAAAAGTTCAATCTGGAGAATTAGCTTTTAAAGATTTTCCTAAAGCTTTAGGTTCCACTATCGGTGTTGACCCTGAAAAAACAGTGAGTAGATCAGGAGGGCAAATAGACCCGGCAGGAGAGTTTGCTGCGGCATTAACAGGAATAAAAACAGTAAAGCCTTATTTAAAAGATACTTTAATGTACAGAACTTATGAAGCTGCAAGCCAAGTTAGAGAGTCTGCAAGAATATTTAATAGGGTGGCTAAATCTAGAGGAAGCGTAAGCGCAGATGAAATAACTAACGCTTTTATTAAATCAAACGAACAAAGATTCAAAAAACTTAGAGATCTTCACACTGCAATTGATGATGCAAGAACGCTTGGTTTGAGTGAATCTGAAATTTATTCAACGCTTAAAAGAGCCAAAGCACCCAACATAGATTTTTTAATGCAAGGGAAGTTCAAGCCTTTCTTTCCATCAAACGAAACAATGATATTTGCCATAGAAGCAAATGAAAATAAGTTAAGCAATCCATTTAACATGAGCGACATTGCGAAAACTTATTCATCTCAGCTTGGTAGAGACTTTAAACCTAACGCAATTCAACAAGCAGCAGAAGAAAGAAGACAAAGAGTAATTGAGTTGCAGCAAAAATTAGCAGATCAAGCACAGCAACAAACTTCAAACATAGAAATGCCTGAAATCACACAGCCTATCAACAGACCAAATGCTGGCACAGCTGCGCTACGTCAAGTAGAATTAAACAAATTACTTGGCACAGATTAATTGATTCCAAAACGAAAAAACAAAAGCAAATACTACGCAAAAAAAGTTAAGTATGACGGCATCACATTCGACTCCAAACTTGAAGGGGCTCGATACAAAATCCTCAAGAACATGCAAGACCGTGGGGAGATATCCGACTTGGAAGTACAGGTTCCCTATGAGTGTGTTGTGGAGGGGAAGAAGATCTGTAAATACTTTGCGGACTTCCGGTATCGATGCGGAGAAGATGTCATCGTAGAAGATACCAAAGGTGTGATCACTCAGGTGTTTACGTTAAAGAAGAAGTTGGTCGAAGCCCTGTATCCAGGGCTGGTCATTCAGATTATTGTGGACCCAAGAGAGCCGCCTAGAACGGAGTTTTATCCTCATCCATTACATGCACACGGCTGATCTCTCCATCAAACTGTGTGCGGTATTCAAACATCTCCTTCATTCTTTCAAAGTCATAGTTTGTTTTAGATAGCTCACGCATCTCAGGGCTGCTGAACTTCATCTCACCCAACTTATCTGCTGTCACGTTGTAGAACTCAAAGATCCCGACCTGATAGCAGGTCATGTCCTTTTCGCTC